GCAATTTAAGAATAAATATCAGAAAAAATTTGTTACCATATATGCTCTCATTTTTTTCAAAGTCTTTCAACTTTTTGTGACCATAAATGTTACCATAACTCGGAAAAAATTTGTGACCATATATGCTCTCATTTTTTTCAAAGTCCTTCAATTTTTTGTGACCATAAATGTGACCATAAATCAACCGAATTTAAAACAAATTTATTCTAAATTTAGAAAAAAATTAGAATAAAAATAAATTTTGAATTAAAAATATTCTAAATTTGGAAATAATTTATTGTAAATATTTTTTTTAGAAGTAAAATTAATCAAAAATTAAAAAATATTTAGAATAAAATATATTAAAGAATATATATAAATATGTATAAATGGAAATTAATGATGAAACCATAACTATTTCTGATGATGCAATAGTATCATTTTACAAAGAAAATCCACATTTAGATTTTATTATTATGAATCGTATATTTATTGATATGATTAATAACTTATCAACAAACCTTTCTGATACTGTTACTTCAAATGTTAATGCAAAAATTCTCTCTTTAGTAACAGATATACACTCCAATTTAAACAACATAAAGTCTGATATTATCATCAAATTGCATGAATCTAAAAAGGAATATATTGAAGATATAAAAACTGTTTTACATAATAATAGCTTAACAAATAATGAAAAAATAACTGCTATCGTTGAAAAAAATAATGATAATCTACTTACCAAAACAACTCTCATTGTTAATGATGTTATACCTAAAAGTCAAGATAAAACTTATGCTCAAATTGAAAATTGCATTAAGTCTTTTTGTTCATCTATTGCGAAAGATACCGAAAGGCTTCTAGAATTAAATAATAAAGATGATAATCATATTGCATCAGTTGTTCAAAACATTGATAAACAATTCTCAAGTATGATATCAACAATTCAACAACCTATTTTCAGCTTTATTCAATCAAGTGAAGAGAGAACCAATTCAGGAATACAACAAGTAAAAGAACACATATTCACTCAACAAACAGAAAATCAAAAATTAACAAGTGAACTTAATGATTTTTTAAATAAATATAAAAATAATTCCAGTTCAAAAGGTAACATTTCTGAAGCTGAACTCTATTACATGCTACAAACAATTATGCCAACTGACGAAATTATTAAGGTTGGTAATGATTCTGCTACTTGTGATTACAAAGTTAATCGTATTGATAAAACAAAACCATCTATTCTTTTTGAAAATAAAGATTATTCTAGATCTGCTCCAACTGATGAAGTCAAAAAATTTGAAAGAGATGTACAATTACAAAAAATACATGGAATCTTTATTTCACAAAAAAGCCCTATCACATATAAGAATAATTTTCAAATTGATATTATAAATGGTTTAATACATATATATATTCCTAATGCTGAATATAATACTGATAAAATTAAATTAGCTATTGATGTTATTGATAATCTTTCATTCAAACTTGATTCTATCATAAATTCAACAGATGACGAACTATCTATAAGCAAAGAAGATATGGAAGATATTATTGAAGAATATAAAAATTTTATTACTCAAAAATTGCAAATGATTGATACAATTAAATTGGTAACAAAACAACTTATTGATAAATTAGAAGATATACAACTTCCTAAGCTTAAAAAATTATTTATTAAAATGGGTAACATTGAAAATGATAATGACTTTAAGTGTACCTTTTGTAACTCTTGGTCCGGTAAAAATAAAGCTAGTCTTGGTGCACATATTCGCAATTGTAAATCTAATCCTAAAAATAAAGATTCAATTGAAATTTCCACAGAAATATTACAATCTGATGAAAAACCTTCCATAATTCAAGTAAAAATAGAAGATATTAATTCAAAAAAAATAAAAAATCTAAAAAATAAACAATATCAAACAAATAAAATAATTGAAAAATAAATAAAGCAAATGGTAAAATAATTTCTAAAAAGTTTTGAATTTATACATATATTTTTTTATATTATTTATGTAATAATATAAAATCTATCTTCTAATCTCTCGGAATATGAAATGGATGACTCCTTGATAACGGAATTTTCAACAAATACAACCCCAAAATTATAAAAAATGCTCCACAATATTGTAAGTAATTATCAAATCTCTCACCTAATACATAATACGCATACAAACTCTCCAATAAACTACTTGTTCCATCCCAACCATTATTTATCATTAATAAATTTGAACCTTGGAGAGAAACTATTAATAATATAACTACTCCAATATATCCTACAATTCCATAAAATAAATAATGTATCCCTTTATCATTTGCATATTCTTTCAAGGATACATCTCCAAATATCTCTATAGCAGATAGTCCTAATACTTGAACTAAACTCATATATTATATAAATTTATTTTTATATACTCTTAATTAACCCATATCTTATATCTCCCTTATTTCTTTATTAATACCACTTTCGCCACATTCTTTATGATTTTATTCCAATACTTCTCATCTTCCTCTGCATCTATACCACCACATGACTTATTCATTATTGTCATATATTGCTCACATTTTTTTGATTTCGGATCCATAAACTCTGGATTCAACTGTCGCCATTCTGGCACCTGTTTTAGATTTTTATGAGCTATGTGTTTTATCGCATTCTTCATCTTGGATTTCTCCTCATTATCCTTCTCCCATATTCCATTATCCTTTATATACATCACTTCTCTCTTCAAATCACTACAATGGATCGGTCTTTGAGTCACATCTAACTCCTTCAAACCTCTAATGAACACTTTACTTATTCCTTCTGTATATCCTACCCTACCCACCTCCTCCAAATCTGATACATTCATCTTCAATTGCCCTATAAAATCCATGATGTTCAATGCATTCGCACATTTCTCATTCAAAAATACCTGCATGTTAAAAGTATTGTTATTTGTTATGTTATTGTTGTTATTGTTATTATTGTTTATAACATTACACTCCTTCATACACTCTATCATCTTCGTACTATTATGTTCCATCGCTATAGTAAACTGTTCCATCATTAATTGCTGAAAATCCTTGTTATCCTTCAATAATAACATAAATAATTGCTGCATTTCTGAAGTCATTTGCACTTCGGATAACTTTTCTTGCATATTATTGCAAGTTTTTCTGTGTCTTGAAATGCTAGATTTATGTGCATATTTATGTCCACATGTATCACATTCAAAGCATTTATGGTGTTGCATTATTCCTTCCTTATTATTAGCATTTATTAGCTTTTTGTTAGCAACTGCCACACTTGCTATATGTTTGCGTGTGTTATTATGAGCTGTGAAATTATATTTGTTATTTGTTATGTATTGACAAATTTCACATGAATACTTTGCAAGAATTGCAAGATTTTGGTTAGCATTATTAGCCATAATGTACAATAAGACATTATTTCTAAATACTTTCCGCCAAAAACACTTAAAAATTATGCTCACACTTTTCTCAATCAAAAAATGCATTTTAGAGCATTCTCGTCACAACTCACTTTTTCTAATTATTTTTGAAAGTCAAAGTCCCCTCTTCAAAAATGGACATTTATTTTTTGTCCTTTTTTTCGAACCCAAAATACTTTATAGATCGGAAAAATAGGCTATTTTCAGTTTGCAGGAGATTGCTATGAGATTCATTGTTTTTATGTTATAACACATACAACTCCATATCAATTGTCGTCTGAATAATTTACATCTTATTCATTTATGTCTCTTTTTATTAACAGCTGCTTATTGAAGTTGATTTACATGCTATATGGGTGTTGTTGTCACATATAGTTTTGCATGATTATGCTGTTGCAAGATTCTTGTAGGAATTAACAGACATTGTTACATTCTTGCAACACGTAAATGTCCCAAATATGTCAGCGTTTTTGAACATATTTAAAGCATTTATCATATTGGTATGATTGCTGCTAACATAGAGTCATTTATTAGCATTTATTAGCAGTCATGCGATTTTACTAGCAGTAAATTTACTACGTATCATCTCAAGATTATGATTGGTTATGATGCTATGTGATTCAAATTGCAAGAATTGCAAGTTTTATGTTAGCATTATTAGCCATAAGTTAGCATCGGTTAGTCCTTCCTACCAATGGTGGCCGAAAACACTCAAAAAATATGCTCACACTTTTTTCAATCAAAAATTGAATTTTAGAGCATTCTCGTCACACCTCACTTTTTCTAATTATTTTTGAAAGTCCAAGTCCCCTCTTCAAAAATGGACATTTATTTTTGTCCTTTTTTTCGAACCCAAAATACTTTATAGATCGGAAAAATAGGCTATTTTCAGTTTGCAGGAGATTGCTATGAGAATTGTCGTTTTATGTTATATTAATATGATTTGAATGCAATTAACATAACATTTTTATTGATTATTTTTTGGATTTCCTTGTCTTGTGTTGAGAGAAATGCTTGTTCTTTTTATATGTCTTTTTGGGCTTTTTTATAATCCTCTTCTTGTGTGTTCTTGATTGCTTCTTTCTATTTTTAATGCTTCCTCCAAAATGATAATTTGATAAATAAGTTCCCATTATTTCTGATTTATACTTTTGATTAAAGTCCAAATTCTGAATCCTCTCATATTTATCAGAAAGTTCAATGACCTTGTTGTAAAATGATTCAGTATTGGTTAGTTCTCCATCGTTAATCTGTAATATTGTCTGAACAGCTTCATTGACCTCACGTTCAAGTTCGGTATCATCAATTGGTTGTGCTACTGAAGCACTGGCAACAGCACCACCACCACCGAGGATACCAAAACCACTACTTTTTTTGGCGTCTAAATAACCCTGCATTATTTCTAAATTTTGTCTTTGTGTTTCATTCATTTGTGTTTTTGTTTTGTAAATATCATATAATTTATTAACAAACTTACTAAATTCTTCTGAATCTGCGCTAACTCTGTCATGAATATGTTTTATTGTAGTAACAACACGAGCGACATTACCTTCAATATCGTGATCTGGTGGTGCTACTGAAGCACCTCCATCTGTATCCATTTGATTAATTGAAGTAATTTCACTAATTGGACTAGTTGGACTAGTTGGACTACCAAATTTTAGTTTATTTTTAACTGAACTAGGTGAACTAGGTGAACTAGGTGAACTAGGTGATCTTCCATTTGATTCTGAACCTATCCAACTACTATCACGTGTTCCTGCTGTTGTAATTCCGTCTTTATTTTGGGAATGTTCAGGAGTACTAACTCTTGCAGCTATGACAGCTCTTGCAGCTCTTGCATCTCTTATAGATTTTATTAATGTATCAATTTGTTCAAAACTGTTTAAGTTATTCATAAAGTTATTTATAGCTTTCTTTTTTCTTCCAATTAAAGAATTATCTTTCTTTGCTTCTGCTTCTGCTTCTGCTTCTGCTTCTGCTTCTGCTTCTGCTTTTAGTAATGCTTCTCCCTCTTCGTGGAATGTTTCTCCAGATGAGTCGCTCTTTGCATCATCTGCTTTTATTAATGTTACTTCCATTTCACTATCACCACCACTATCACTACCACCATGACCAGAAACAATATCATGACTAATGTGTTCGAGTTTATATGAGTTGTCTGTTACATCCATTTCACCACCACCACCGCCGCCACCACCACTACCACCACTACCACTACCACCCCCACCACTATCAGATATCATTCCACCTCTGCCGCTCCAACTACCACCACTTAATCTAGAACTAATCTCAGACATAGTGAGACGGAGTTCATTTAATAAGTTTGGGTTATTTTTACTAGATTTTTTTAATTGTGATACTTGATAAATTCTAAAAATATTTGCAATTGAAGTTGCATCATCCCTTGTATTAAGCATTTGCTCCATGCTAAATAATGCGTTGTAACAAAGAGTATTTATTGCATCTAATCTTGTATTTATTTCTAGTTCAGTGAGCTCTTCACCAAAAGTATCATCAAGTGTAAAATTAGATTTAAATTTAAATGCTAATTCAGTCGCAATAGTGATTAAGCCATTTATTCCATATAATAACTCATTACAAAATTCATTTACATCATAATTTACTGTAATTTCTGTTAATACAATATCTAATGATAAATCATTTTTTGCTGAAATAAATGGGTTAATATTTCCACCAGAATTATTTACTACATCATTTATAAAATCAATACATTTTCTTTGACATTTTTCTAGATAATCAAAAATAATCATTTGAACGAAAATTATATTCTTATCTGGAGTATGTTTGTCATCTTCATCAAGTTCTATAATAGCACCACCTTTTTGAGATTTCTTTCCACCTCCCACAACTTCTTGTCCTGGCATCGCAGTACGCTGCACATTCACGTCTATGGCAGTTTCTGCTGCTAGTCGTTCTCTCTCAGCTTCTCCTTCTGCGAAATTCCTTTGAACTCTTTCAAAAATAGAAAGTGCATAATCCATAAAATCAATAAATTGATTCATTAATTCAACAGTATCTGCATAATCTATTGCAATAGGTCTACCAACAAATTGCATAACCCATAATGTAGCTAAAAAATTATTGAACTTTATTATTGTTAATGCGCGGTCGGTATCAGGCAAAATTTTACCTACTCTTACTCTTCTACCTGATGCTAAACTTTCTGTATATTGTTCAGTTCGTCTTCTCATTATTTCAAAATTACTTCTTAGGTTTCTATCAATACCTGTACAATGCCCTGATTTGAAAGCTATTAAACTTGGCATAACAAAATTACCTGCATTAAGCCTCTCATCCTCAAATGGTGTAACAGCTAGTTCTTGGATTAATCTTGGGAAATGTTTACTAACAAAATCAGCTAAAGAATATAACTCTGTCTCTTTTATTTGATGTATTTTATTTTTTAATTCTGCTATATTATTAATATCATTTAATTGTCCTAGTTGTTCATTAAAATTATCCAATCTCGTTTGAGTGGTTGTAAAAAGTATATAATTTAGTATAGCAATTGCATTACATAAGGATAAAATATCAAAAAAATCCAAAGTAGATTTATTCTCTCTTAGGAATTTTATTAATTGTTCTGTTAATGTCATTAAAACTGCGTTTTGGGCGGATATCGTTACTACAAATTCTCTTTTTGTTCTACATTCATTTATAAAAGCCACCCTTAGTTTTTCTATCTGCTGTGCATTATATTCTTCTATTGCTCTAGGGTCAAGATTAATATGTTCTATATTTCTGTATAAAGTTATTTTTCCAGTTCCAGGAGTTTGTTGCATAGTTGGAACACCACATAACCTTGCAATTAATGCTGCAAGCTCATCTACTGTGAGAAATATTTTATTTTGGGTTCCGTAGGATCCGTCTAATAAAGCATTTAAAACTGCATACATTTGACCATAATCACCTGTTCTTTTGTAATCAGCTAATATTTTGAATAAATAATTAAGGTCGGAATCACTTGCGCTATCAATATGACCGTCTTCATATATAGTTCTAAACAAATTAAATATTCTAGCATCTGCAAAAGGTATACGACCATTAGTACCTTTTAAACTATCAAATAAATCTTTTATAGCACCTGCATTTGTTGTTGGATTTCTTATTAATAATTTTTTTGCATCATCTATAGTTTTAAAAACTTTTCCAATATAAGGTACTCCTGCACCACATTTACCGCATTTATCAAAACCCTTGCTGTCTTTTTGTGGTTCACCAAAATAATAACGAGCAACTAATTTAGGATTAGCTTGAATAAAATTATAGATACTTGCACAAGAATTTATATAAGTGTCTTCTCCAGGTTTTGCGGCAGGATCTCTTATATTATCAAATGATTGCTGTAGAGTCATGAAAGTAGTAGGGTCTTTATCTTGAGGAAAATTATCAACATTTAGAATGCAAAGTGAAAAACAATACATATTATCTATAGCAAAACTACATCCATTATTCAAAACATAGCACATTATAATCTTTTCACTAGTAAAATAATTTGCAAAAAGAGGATAAGCAAAACCTGGTTGTAAATTTTCAAATACAATTGATTGTTCTTCTTCAGTTTCGTCAAATTCAGAAATTGATGTGCTTGCAGAATCTAATATAGTGGGCACATTTATTAATGGTACAATTTTTGAACCAGGGAATTCAAATATTGTCTTTAAAAAAGAAAACCCAGCATCCGCAGAGATTAAAACACGACTATCCATTTCAAAATCCATAACTAGTCCTCCTTCTGGTAAAACTGCAGGCATAGCATTCAAAGAATCAGAAAACATATACCATTTAATGAAATAAGTTACTTTCTTCTGTAAATCGGTTTGTTGAGCTTCTTCAAGTGTACTAAAATAAAATTCAAACGATCTTGGTGAAGCAGCTGTTTCTTCTTCATCATCTTCCTCTGCATCATCCGCAGTATCACCTAAACCTGTAACAATACTTATTGAACCATTAGATGCTCTTACCTTTTCATAGAAATCAGGGTCTGTTATCCATGGTACTCCTTGTTGAAAGTTTATACATCTACAAATATCATCATAAGTTATTCTTACAATTGCAGGTTGTAATCCAGCATGCATTTCTATTGAAGATGCAACTTTATGTTCAAATGAACCCCCTTTAGATGTTCTAAATTCAGGGAAATTTAAATCATACAGGTATTGAATAGTATTCTCAAGATTAAAATAATTGCCTGTCATTAAATAATTATATGCATGTGTAGTAAAAATATCCTTAGGTCTATAATCACCTCTTGGTTTAACTAAATCATGTGCTGAATCATCTTCTGATATCATCTTAAGAAGTCCTTCTTCACTTTCATGGTTATCTCTATAAAAAGGAAGAAAAAATGCTGGTTTTGATTTGGTATTTCTTACATCGTAACCAAATGGATAAGGCTGACATAAATTATTTCTAGCTCTAAATTGTCCTTCAGTAATATTTGGCATTTCTTATTAATAAATGTCAATATTATAATGTAAAATAAATAAACATAACAATAACATTATTATGTTTGTTTCTAAAATTCTAAAATTTCATTAAATCCTTAAGATTGTTGAGATGCAGATTGTGTTTGATGGATTGTTTTAATAATTTTGTTGAAGAATGCCTTTACAATTTCCAATAATCTTTCATCTTGATTTTCCAATTGTTCATGTTGTTTCAGAATAATTCTTTTGAGTTCTTGATTTTCTTCAATGAGTCCCATGACAAACCGACGGTCTCCAATATTTTGAGTATTTTTAATTTCAGTATTTTTGGGTTCTGGTTCTGTTTCTGGTTCTGTTTCTGGTTCTTGTTTATGCTCTTCTTGTGTAACCTTTGGTTCAATATTCTCAACTAATGCAGCATTAGTATTATCAGTAGTAGCAGTAACACTAGCACTAGTAGTAGTAGCAGTAACTTTTGCACATTGCTTTTGATGCTTTAATAATCCATTTTGATGTATATATTTTTTCCCACATTCACAGGTAAATTGCTTCTTATTGGTTTCCATATTATATTAATTTAAAATTAGATTTTAAGTTGTTTTTATAAATTAAAATTTACAATGATGTAAGGAGGGCATAATTAGTTTTTCTTATTTTGAGATGGTTTAATAAAATTATCATTTGAATCATTAATTCGGACTGATATTGTGCGTGTACGCTGTATTCTCTGTCTGCCAATTTCATTCATTTTAGCAGTATATTTTTGTTCATTATTGGTATAAAGAATGCAACAAGATTGTCTCATAAATATATAATAAATAATATGGAAAATTCAAACATATTATCTTCAATACCATCTTCAAAAGCTTATTTTGTGTATTTATTAGAATGTACAGATGGTGCGACATATGTAGGTGCCACAGTGGACTTGAATCATCGTCTAAGACAGCATAATAAGGAACTGAAAGGAGGGGCGCATGCTACAAGTGCGAAAGTAGCCCAGGGCAAAATCTGGCACAGAGTGTGTCATGTAGAAGGATTTCCAGATTGGCCAGCTGCATTACAGTTTGAATGGCGCTTCAAGCAACTGTCCCGTAAGTATCCGCAAAAAATGAATCCTTTAATAAGAAGATTAAGAGCACTGAAGGATTTGTTAGCACTGGAGAGACCCACAAGCAAAGCAGTAGCATATTCAGAATGGGCTCAACCACCCCAAGTAAATTGGGAATCACCAGGTTCTGAAGAACTTTTTATAAACTTATAATATATGAAGATTATTGAAACACCTCAGACCGGTTATGCCAGGAAATTGATTGATGAAGGTTTCGTGCCTATACAATTAACAGAAGAAGATATTGGTCGTGAAATTGCAATCATTAGAGATAATTCCTTGGTAAGAGGAATATTTCTAGGTTATCAACCAGAAAGTTGGGATCGTTTTATAACTATAAGGGATTTAGAAGGTAATAACACAAATATAAATATTGCAGCTTTCCTTATCCCAATGTACCTACATGGGAGAGTAACAGGATATGTGATGACACATCCACCAGCTGCAATATTTTTTTGGGATGATATTAGACCAAAATTGGAGAAGTTAGTTGGACCTCCTTTATTAGAACCTAATGAAAATTATCCACTTCAACCTATTGGAGCTCATGATCCGCGACGATTACCTTCAGAAATAATTGCTAATATTAATAGTTTTTTAGGTGGTAGAAAATCAAGAACCAGAAAAATGAAAGGAAGAAAGCATAAAAAATCCCGAAAATCAAGAAGACTAAGAAAACTAAGAAGATATAGGAAATCAATAAAACATTGATTGTAAATCCGATTTATTCAACTATTTTTGACTTTATAAAAATAGTTGAAGAGAGAATAAGTAATTCAAAATCCCCTGGCGGGGCAATATATATTATTATAAAAGGAACTTAAAGAGCCCAAATCCTTCGGGAGCCATATATTATTATAAAATACAACTTAAAGAACTCTAAGCCAATTATTGAAGAAATTCTAAGTAAAATTCTCTCTTGAAGTCTAAAAAAATTCTCCAATCAATACGGAAAGAAGAGAAACAACAGCTTTGAATCAAGTCATCAAATTTGTCAGATTTGAGTGCTGCTACGATTTTTTCACCTTCTTCCAAATCTGTTATGGCAATAGCCATCGCACAATGGGTAACTCCGTAATTACCTTCTACATCTAATATGGGTTCAAAAATACCAGATTCGCCAAAAATCACCTTTGGAATACCGAAAAAGCCGCGATCACAAACTTTGCTGTAATAATAACGTGTTATACCACCTTTTAAAGTAGAATGGATACAAGGATATACAAATCCAAGAGATTCGTTTTTTTCAGAGTGCATATGATTTTTATCAGTGCCATAAGCAGAGCGACTATATAAGATAGGACATCTCTCTTCACCATCATTATCCATTGCTAATACAGATTGAATAAGTTCAAAGTTTTTACTAGGTAGCCATTTCCATTTAGTAATATCAATTTCATGAATATTGTTGTCTTCATCTGATAATGTTAATAAAGGTACATCTTGTTTTTTCCGACTTACAAGATACCAATCAAACCGCGTTCCACAATTAAACATAGTCCAACCGTCTTTTTTCCCATGTATAGATAAGAAATGCATGTGATTATCATGAGTTAACAAGTCATAAATATTTGTATATCCTTTACGTCTTAACGTGAATGGCTTGCGCCAGGCTGGTGGATGCAGAAAAAGTAATAATCCGTCATCTTTAATCCACACCTCTAATGCTCTGTGAACAAATTCAGTCCATAAAACTATTTTATGTTGATTTGGATGATTGAATGGTGGGTTTCCAATAACAGCATCAAATCTTCTACACCATATACCTTCACGAAATCCGAGGCTATTATCGCAGAAAGAGTTAATTGAAGTATGCTTAAAATAACTAGAAGTAACATTGGCCTTGAAGGCAGCATGACAAATCAATAATTCTCTCGTGATAACAATATTGGATTTAGAAATATCGGCAAAGAAAAGATTATGCCAAAGGATATGTCTGCATCGGTCTATTTTGTTTGGGATGGTTTCTTTTAGAGCTTCAAAAAAGCGTTCAAAGAGAGAAATAACGAACCCACCTTTACCACAGGAAGGTTCAAAGACTTTTCTCTCTTTGTTGTCCCAGAAAGAAGGAGGAATTTTATCTAACATTTGCTGAATAAGGGAATGTGGAGTAGGAACTTCAGCATTTTTTTCTTTTTCATCAAGAGAAGGTTCAAATAAATTATCTAACTTTTGTCTCAACAAGGTAAAATCAAAAGTGGTAGAATCAGTGAAATCCTTATAAACATTTGCTATTTTTTCGTTTATTTGTATAATATTTTCCATTATTAATTAAAAATATTATTGAACTTCAAAATAATCGTATTTAATTTTTCTTGCTTTTCTTGCTTTTCTTTTTAGAATCAGACTTTTTTGTTTTATTGTGTTTTTTTACACCCTTAGCTCCAAAAGAGTCATTGCCCCATGAACCTTCTCTCATGTAACCACTGCGAGCTTGTCTAGGTGTAACATCATCATTTTTTTTTATACCAAAAATAGCAGCAAATCCAAGAATTGCAAGACCTGCAGCTCCAGCGCTTATACCAGCAATTACAGCAGCATCCATTTTATAATATTAAAATATAATTTTTATAGTTTTTTGATAGACCTTGGAAAAGATGAATAAATTAGCGTGAATAAGTAAGATAATAAATCAGTGATTATTTTTCTTCCTTTCTAAAGATTTCAAAAAAATTGATTTCAAAAAAGTAATTGAATTGAAATGCACAACTTACCCAAAGAACTAGCAAAAGCAAACCAGAACCAGAAAGAAGATGACCACCACATTTGACAGAGAGACCCTTGCAGCTAAATTCGCACTTTGTGTGAAAGGCTACCATATGCTGAACTCAGACCCAATCAAAGAAGCGGTCTGGGAACAGATTAATTCACAGGTATTTAAACATTCAGGAATTGAAGTGATTTCTCAGGCATGCGGAAGCCACAGCCCAGGTTGCGATATTGAGACGACAACAGGTAAGTTTTCAAATAAATCGGCAAAATACGAGAAAGGGTGCACCGAGTTCAGCATCAGCTCTTACAGATTGACTGCAGTAACGAGCGCAGATGCACCTGGAAAACCAGAGGAGATTTGCGACGAGATAGATAAGCGTAAGAACTTCAATTATTACTCAGTGATTTTGCGTGAAGAGCTACCAAATGGCGCATTCAGATATGATTGGTATATGATTCCGAGCGATTATGCGAACTTCAACCCGAAAACGAGCACCTGGATACCTACTGTAGGAAAGCGCGGAAAGAATACTGGAAAGCAGGTAGGTTGGGAGACAACAGATGGTAACATGACCATAAGTTTCAGTATGTCATCACAGTTATGGATATACTTGAAGGTGACCGAGGAACTGAAGCAGTTCATTATTGCATCAACGAGCTATGATGGCACGAAACCAGTTATGGATTACATCACGCTGGCAACTGCTGATTAATGCAGTCAAAACATAAACATAACATAAATATAGTTAGCTAGTAGCTAGGTAGTTCTTTAAGTAGGTTATAATAATATATATTTTTTGCTGTGTTGGTTCTTTACACCCTTGAAGATTTAAAATGGGACAAAAATCCCATTAAAAATTAACAAGGTTTGCCCTTCACAGAGCATGTAAATTTTGGTTTTACATAATTTGTCCCATTTTAAATCTTCAAGGGTGTAAATTATTTTTTTAAATATAAATATCTAAAAAAATTGAATATTTAATAAATCATTATGCTTAAAGTACAATTTCAAGGATAATGAACAGAGTAATCTACAATACTATGAAGAATTACAGAAATATTAAGAATATGGCGAATCTAAATAAATGGAATTCAATAAAAGAGACTCCTAATTGCTTCAATAATCCCTTCAATGTTAAAAGGCGCCATTTATCAGGATTTTATAATTTTCCAACCCCACCAGAAGACCCAAACCATTTATTCTTCATGTGTGTAGCTTTATCAATTGCATATTTTATTTCTAAAAAGTTTTAATTAAAACGCACTTGCTTTCTGGTCTTCTTACTGGATTTAGTTTGTTTCTTTCCTTTACGAACTACAGCAGTAGATGATTTTCTAGACTTCTTAGGAGGAACATAATCTTCCTCAAAACTAACTTCTTCATTTTCAACTACTTCAGGAATTTCTTCATCGGAATATTCATATTTAGAAAAATCCAAACCCATTATAGATTTTCTAGTCATTTTTTTTATTAAATTATTCGGCATTTTTTTTTGAACAAAGTGCTTAATTTTATCTTTATTAGCTAAAATCAAATTCACAATATTTTGAAAATAACTGCGGAATTCTCTCTTTCTCTTTTTCAATTCATCAGCACATATCCAATGTATTTCAGCTTTTTCAAATATTTTACTTTTTTTAATGACTTCAGGGTCTAGGCGTTTTTGAAGAAATCTTTGATTATTATTATAATAATGAGGTAGAGCTGTATCATGAGGAAAAGGTAGAATATGCATACGATATGTGCCATGTTTTCCATTGTTTTCATAATCAATATTGAAAGTACCTATACTTGTTAACATTTTCTTTAAATCTTGGTCTGACCCTAAAAATCCTGTTAATTCTTCACCGCCCTCACGAATTGCTGTCTCCAAATAAGATTCACCTTTTTCAGTACCACCACCGAAATCGCTGAAACCAGGTGTATCAGCATATTTGTTCTCTTTACCAAATAAGAAATATAACTTTCCTTTAATAATTGTAGCAGGTAATATTCCAGCACCCATCTTATATTCTTTAAATATTATTTATTTACTTATATTATGAAGAATAAAACCAATAAGAATAAAACCAATAAGAATAAAACCAATAAGAATAAAACCAATAAGAATAAAACCAATAAGAATAAAACCAATAAGAATAAAACCAATAAGAAAAATAAAACCAATAAGAAAAATAAAACCAATAAGAAAAATAAAACCAATAAGAAAAATAAAAAATCTATAACCAGAAAATATAAGAAAAAGGTCACAATAATTAAAAATACTACACCATTATGGTTAAATAATTTAGGAAAAGGACCAGATTATCTTACTAATATTGAAAGTAATAAATTACATTCTTATAGTCCATCTATAAATAAAGAATTGGTAACAATAATATCAGGTGCAACAAGAAGTAAACTGAATAGTTGTAATAATAAGAATGCATTTTTACATAATCAGCCACTACAAATATCAGTAAATGATAATTTTTTATTTGGTAATAAATGTGTGCCTTATTATACTAAAGAAGCGAAACAAATATTATTAGCAAATTTAGCAGCAAATAAACATGTTGTACCAAGTAAAATTATCCCTCCTAAACAATTATTAGGCAATTGCTGGTTTAATACAATGTTTATGATATTTTTTGTAAGCGATAAAGGTCGTAAATTTTTCAGGTTTTTTAGACAACTAATGATAGAAGGTAAGCAAATAAATGGTAAGGAAATAGATAAAGATCTAAGAAATGTATTTGCGCTTTTAAATTTTGCAGTGGAATCAGCATTAACAGGTTCCAAATATGCGATAACAATGGATACAAATAATATAATCCGTCAAATTTATGATGCCATACCAAAATCATATATAAAATCAACTTATAGATCTATTCCTTATTTAGATGAAGCAGGAAATCCAATTTTGTACTATAATGCTATTATTAATTATTTAGGTAATAATTCCATAAAAATGCATTTCCAAAGTAATTTTGAACATGTTAAAAATTGGGAAAATTTTTTTACAGATAAATTTATATCATATTTTGGAACCTCAAATTTGCCACATATAATTGTAGTAGAAATTCACGATAACCATGCATCAAAAATTAAAAATAAACCATTAAGATTTAAACTAGGAAAAGCAGAAGCAGAAGCAGAGGCAGAATACATATTAGATAGTGCTGTTGTACGCGACATTAAAAAACAACATTTTTGTGCAATGGTAACTTGTGAAGGACAACAAATGGCATTTGATGGTTATAGTTATCATAGGTTAACTCCTTCAGAATGGAAGAGTAAAATAAATAATTCAGACCAATGGGAATTTGAAGGGACTGAAAATTCAGATGGTACTCCAATGAAATGGTCATTTTTACGCAGTTATCAAATGTTGATGTATTATAGAGTTAGTTGATTTTTTTTAATGCTGCATTCTTCGGGTCGTGTTCCATATAACCAGGTATAATAACATCCTTGTTACATATTTTTGTATTTACATCACAATCAGATGGAATAACACTTTGCATTTGTATTTGCATTTGACTTTTACTTGTTATCATGTTAAAAAATGATTTATTGAGAGAAAAAGTTCCAGAGACTGACTTAATAATTCCATGTGCATGTTGAGAAAGTAATCTGTATTTTTCAAAAATAACTCTGAACGCATCTGTTATTTTGAAACATAATAATGACCAAAATAAATATATTATTTTCATTTATATTTAACTGAGATACTTTTATACTAATAAATTATGATTTATTATTATATTTTTATACTACATTATTACTTAAACAGAACAGCAACTATATTGCTTACCTGCTTGAGGTGACCCAACACAACCACCTGACTGATATGTACATACACCATCAACGAAATAATAATTGTTTGTTCCTAGTTGATTGGCACAGTAATTACACATCCATGCACATCCAGTTCCAGAGCTAACTGTAAAGGAAACACAATTATTTTGTGAAGGTTCTGTCTTTGAACAAGTGGAATTATTGACATTGACAGCAACAGAAGAGGAGGAAGCAAGGAATACAGAGAGTAAAGTAATGATAGTAGAGAACCTCATTTTGAATATATATTATGCTTTTATTTTTTTAAATACTTTTTATTGAATAAATAGTACTTTTTTTTCAGTTCCTTTTTTTAAGTATATATTTTGTTAAAAAATTAAACAACAATATATATATGGCATCATCAGGATCAGAATTAGATCAGGAAACAGGATTTATTGCAACAATCATACATTCTAATAATAACCCTTTTGTAATTGATAGCACAGGTTCCGCAAGAGTATTTAATACAGAGAGAAGAGAATACCCTTATCATTTGTTACCATTATTACATGATATCTCACCTGAGAATAATATTTATATTGGTGAAATATTATTATTGGAGGAGACTGTTATACCAGATTACAAAATAAGACTTCAAGACCCAGATTTGAGTATACTAGAGAAATCCAAATTAAAAGATGAAATAAGAATGTTGATGAGTATGGAATCATATCCAGCTTATACACATTTAGAAAATTTATTATTGTTTAATGATTTTTTTGATGATAGTTTCTTATTAGATATTACTGAAAGATTAAAAAGGCATTTTTTTATTAATAATGGGTATATTATAATTTCTGCACATTTTTTCCCCACTTTATTAGATGTATCATTGGATGTTGAAGATTTGAACTCAAAATTACAAGATAAATTTGATAAATGGCATTATAGAGAAGTTTTATTAATTGATAATAATGAAATAATAGAATTATTTGATAATGAATTTAATACAAAAGATATTGAATTTATAACTCAGAATATTATTCCAGAATTACTTTATCCAGATGAAAAAACATTAATAATGAAATCTGATTTTTTTTATTTAATATCTGATGAATATTCATTACGAAAATTATTAGCATTAGTTGTATTGCAAACTCGTATACAACAACAACCTTTGAGTTATCTAAGTGATTTTGGTAATAACAATATTTATAATGATATGGTACAATATTTAAGAGATAATTTTAGAGCAGCAAATGGAATAAGATTAGCACTCCGAGAACTAATTGATTTTCAAGCAGAAGCAGAACTTATTAAAAAGGTTGAAAGAGATATGCAAAAAGAAGATAAAACTGTATTAAAAGAAGGCTTAGAACAAAATGGAATAGACCAAGCAAGGAATATTGATGATGTTGATATTGAAAATTTATTGCAGAATAGAGGAAATTTTACAAATATCATTATTCGGGATAAAGAAATAAATAATTTAATAAATGCATTTTTTGCATTTAAAAGAAGTTCTCAGGATGCAGGATTTATGCAAACTTCATATGATATTCTTGATTATTTATTGAAAATTATGGATGGTACTATTATGAGAAATATTTATGAAACTAATTATGATAATGATAATGAATATACAGCACATCTTGGTAGAAAAGGTCTTACTAGTGACCCTAAAAAAATCATTAGTAGGACTAAAAAATATTTAAATATAGATGATAAAACAATAACAAGTCTGGAAATTTTAAAAATATTAATGCAAAATGAATTAACAATAATACCTGGTGCTTCTCCTAGTGGTGCTTCTCCTAGTGGAAGTCTTGTTAGTGGTGCTCCTGCTAGTGGAGGTCTTGGTCCTGATATTGGTTGGAGTTCGGTGCCTGGTCTTTCCGATGAATTAAGAAGCGCATTGGAATCAGATTCAGAGCCAGAACCAGAACCTGGAGTAATGCCATTACAACCAATGAGAAGAAGTGCTAGTAATGCTTCTCCTTCTAATGTTGCATTTCCAAGTGCTTCGCCTGATAGTTCTGGTGCTGCTGGGATTCCAGGCGCATCGGCTTCTCTCAGGAATTTTTTTGCAAGAAGAAAAAAAGAAAGAGAACATGAAGCAGATGATTTTGAGAGAGAAATAGAAGCACAAAAAGAGGCCCAAGCAAAAAGAAGAAGTCAAAGAGGTGGAGCAAGACCAAAAGAACCAGTAATAGTAGAACTTCCAGTATCTTATATTTTCAATCAATTAACTGATGAACAAAATAATACTATGATGGATAATGAAAAGGTTTGTAAAATTATTCAAGAAGTTTATGAAGAAGATGAATTAGATAAGAAAACATTCATAAAACCAACTTTCAATGAAAGTGCAAAGGATGTAAATGAATTAATGAGTTATTTCAATGAAATCGGACCAAAAATAATAGAAGAATCAGAAATGGATTATAGAAGGAAACTTCAAATAGGAGGAAAGAAAACTAGAAATAAAACAAATAAAGATAAATCTGATAAGATGAAAAACAAAAAACTAAGAAGTAGAAAAAACAGAAAAAACAGAAGAAGTAAAACAGAATAAAATAAGATAAAGATATATCTACAAGATGTCAAAAATAAATAACATACATGCTATCACCCTCCATCATCATAATTCTTTAAATAGGTTTAAATATATATTATTATACAATATTATAGTAATTTATATAATATTATATTAATTTATATTAGATAAATGAGTGACGGAGATTCATCTCTTCCTGTTGATACTGTTGATTCAGAGTTATTGAGACAAAGGTTAGAATCGCATTATTCTTATTATGGTTATGTACCAGTTATTCTAATAATAAAATCACATGGAGGAAGGTCAGTAAAGGAGGGGAAACCAATATTAGAAAAATTGGATTGTCATGCAGGTACAACTTTGAATAAAGTATCATTTGTACCAAGAGCATGTGGAATTAAAACAGGTCCAAAATTTTTATCTTTATTATATAATAAATTAAAAACTTATATTGAATCAAAATTAATTGAGGATTTTAGATCTGTACGAGAAGTATTACTTGATAGGAAGAATAAAGAAGAAATGACAAATATATTTGAGGATTTATTTGTAGAATATTATAAAAAGAAATTTGATACTGCAGAAAATTTAACCACCTATAAAATGTGGCAACAATTATTATTGAGAAAAAATGGAATTGGAGAACCTCTTACTGAAGATGAAATGGAAGAATATAAATCAATCAAAATGTCATTATTTGAATTTAATTCAACATGTGAAATAGGTGTATCAGGATTGTATGATAAATTTTATTTTTGGAAGGGTGCAGATTTTGATGAAACTAGAGCTGATGATAGTGATTATGTAAGAAAACAAAAGATGAATAATAATATATTTGTTTCATTTACAGTTGAAACACAAATTGTAGCAGCTGCTAGAGAATTAAAAGAGAAAAAAATATCAGGAAAATATGATTTTGATGTCTATAGACAAGCATCTAAAATGCTACGAGATTTTAATGGGGTTATTCCACCAAGACAAGGTGAAAGTTTTAATTGGGATGAATTGTATGGATATAAAGGTATCGGATGGTTTTATAATCTTTATGTTGGATACGGATATAATGATATCACAATAATTGATTTATCTTGTGATTATCAAAGTTGTGAAGGCACTGCTTGTAGAGGTGGCAGAAAAGCCAGAAAAAGCAGAAAATCTAAAAGAAATAAAAAGAGTAAGAAAAGTAAGAAAAATAAGAAAAATAAGAGAACTAAATAGGTGCATTATCATCCTGTTTATGTTTTAAACATCCTTTTATTAATACACGACCATAATAATATAATAATGCACCTATTAATAAACCAACAATTGCACCCACAATAACTTGTAAAACAGTATGATTCTTGTATTTAACTCTTTGATAAAGCGTATTTAAAGAAATCAATAAATAAAAAATCAACCAATTAGTATTTTTCAAAGAGAGAAAAATAAAAGCAGTGGAATAAAAAACATCTTGAGAATGTCCAGAAGGCATTCCAAAACGGTCATACCAGTGACGGTCATGTTTCATTCCATTATTAAGCCAAATATTAAATAAATGTTCATCTTCTTCGGGACGTTTTTGTTTAATAATTCCTTTCAAAATGATATTAATTAATGAATTTAATAAATAACCAGAAATATATATATATAGTAAGTTCTTTTTCTGAAATAACAGCATAATAGATGTAAAAAACAATATTGCAGGACCAAAAAAACCACAAGCATCAATAATTTTAATAATAGTTTGTGACCAATTATGTTCGTTTTCTCTCATAAGATATATAATATAAGTAGAAATAATTGATGAAAATCCTAATATTGATAAAGATTTTCGCATATTAATGTGATAGACCAATCAGCACCATTTAAATTCAATAAATTACCTTTATCATCAAGTAATTTAACATGTAATCGTTCTAAATTGACAGGACCAAAATAAGTTCTTTTGTTATCTTGCAATGAACCACCAAAATCCACATAAAGATCACCGATGCGAGCATTTAAAGAGCGTTTCATAGGTATAATTGCCAAAGTATCGGTACTAGTAGGTGATTTTGTTCTGTAATTGGTATTTTTTTCATTATTTTTAAGAATTTCATTTATAGTATATAACTGAGATTGAGTTAATGTTCTAGGAGCACTAGGTAAATAAGTGATACCTTGTTTATAAGTAGCATTATATTTTTCCATAATTAATGTGCCTGCATCAGGATCTCCAGATAAAGATTGACTATTTTGAAGCAAATTTGTGTTACCTTGTACAGGAGCCGAGCACGCATATGGTAGGTCAGGTGAATAATAAGACGGTAACTTCAAATTATTATCATATTCTGTGATACCAATAAGACCACTATTTATATGATTTTGATTATAATCATCTATTACAAGTATTAAATACTTAGGACCAAAAAAATCGGCAATTGCAATTGCAGTATTACCACCTTGAATGACAAGCATTTCAGGTACACGAAAACCGAGCAGCCAACCAAGTGTTTGATTCACAAAATGTTGACTACTACATGTATTATTATTACAAGATAAATGATTTGTAGGGTCAAAAAATGTAATTAATGTGGTATCATCAATTGTATAAGTTACACCATTCATGTTATAAGAACCGCCAAATAAATTCATAGTACATAATCCATTAATTGGATTAATATTAGTGATAGGTGTAGTAGTAAATGTAAAACCTGCAGATATAAAACTTGCATTAATCGCATAACAAATAGAGCGATTTACAGAAGCATCTTCTGTAGTATAATTTCCAGGTGCAACAGATATTGTAACAGATTGTAAAATATTTCCACTTGAATCGGTAAAACTAATCCAAAAACAAGTATTAGAATAAGCATAATCTACAGTATACCATGAATATGGTATTTGGAAGGAATAAAGACGAATAGAAAGTACATCTAAAATAGACTCAGATAAATCAAGAACATAATCAGTAGATGAACCATTAATTGCATTAACTTGTCGGTATTGACTATCTAAATTAATGAGACGTTGAGTAGTATTTTTTAAATTAGGATTTAAAACATCTTGAGCAACATCAACGTTGAAATTATTATTGATTCCAAGTTGGTCGCGTTTCATAGGAACATGTTCATTTCCGTAAACATCTATTTTTTGTTTTCTCTCTGTAATCTTAGAATCTTGTGTTTCATTGTTTTGTTTTAAATATTGATTTTCTATCCAATTAGATGTTTGTTTTTTGCTAGGTTTAAATGAATTCACACCATCATCATAATCTTCTGAATATCTTAATAATGCATCACGTAAATTTTCAAAAAAAGAAACCATTTCATCATTATTTTCTTCTTCAAATTTGTCTATGTATTCTTGTGTTTTTTCAATAATTAAATCTTCATCAGGTGATTCAATACCTAAAATTGCCATTAATTCTTCAGCAGTATAACTATTAACATTAGTATCTATATTTTTTGACATTTAAATAATATAATATAATTCTCTTTATTTCTTTTCTTTTATTAGGTTTTTATTAGGTTTTTATTTATATTTGTTCTATTATAATAAATTTTCTTTTTTGTTTCTGACACCAACCTTTTAGATTTGGGATTTTGGAATATTTATTATTATATTACACCGACCAAAAAGAAAAATGAGACAAAACGCAGTTATGATTTATAAATTTTATAACTATGTTTAAGGTAATTTGTTAGATGTTCCTTTGTTATTTTCTTATCTAAAATATTAGTAATT